ATTAAGAGCAAAACTTATAAAATGAATATCAGCAGCGCTTTCGCTAGGTATCCATTCAATATCAACACTGAGCCCATCTATTGATAGACGCGGAACTAATCTAATTTGTCTTTTAAGCATATATCCTGTTATAGTATATGGTCCCCATTCTTCATAATGATGTTTTAAAGGTGATCCTTGTTCACCAAGACTTATTTGATATGGATTATCATCATACTCAATAGGTAATCCATCCCCCCAATCCACAAAAGCAATATAATAGTTACTTAAATCTGGTGCACCATCTTCAGGTTCACTTGAATGAAAATTAAATTGAACTTCAGCAGGCGCTAAGCTATTTTGATATTCAAATGGACTTATATCTTTATCATAATACACTGTAATTGGTACATCTATATCTTCTTCAAAATTTATTCTAAGACCAACATCTACATTTGGTGTAAATACTTGATCACCTGAATTTTCATTATCCCCTACGGCTTCTCCTTTAAAAAAATCTGTAAAAGTATTTACGGTATTGTTCACTTTGTTTTGCCATGTTGAATACTTTTCTCGACTTGAACCATACAATAGTCCTAAGTCAGGTCGATCATCTCCTATTCCTCTCCAAGCATCTGCAACAATACTCACTATCTCCCCAACCTCTTCTTCTTCTTGTTCTTCTTCCTCTTCTTCTTGTTCTTCTTCCTCTTCAAGTAAATATTCACTTAAATATTGATTTAAATATGTCTCAAATTGAAGTCGATATCCTGCCTGTTCTAAGTTTGTTTTATTATAGAACTCATCTTCTACTATAGTATGATTTTCAAATAACCATATAAAAAATAATTCACTATCTTCTTCAAGTAGCTGCTCACTTACATATACCTGAAATTGAGATCGATAATCTGACTGTTCTAAACTTGTCTTATTATTAAACTCACCTTCATCTATAGAATGGTTTTCAAGTAACCATACAAAAAATAAGTCATCATCTTCCTGTTCTTCTTCAGGTTCTTCTTCTTCAGGTTGTTCTTCTTCGGGATCTTCTTCTTCGGGTTCTTGTTGATCTTGTTCAAATAACCCCCAATAGGATTCGCGCGCAGTGGTCCCAATAGTATCATAAAATATTTCTTCATCTATAGAATGATTTTCAAGTAACCACTCAAAAAAGTCATCATTATCATCCCAAGGGTCACCCTGAGCATATATTAACTCTCCCTCATACTCATATGAATCTTCATAAAGAACATTATCATATGTTTGGGTATTATCATTCCACCCAAGAGTTATTTTATTATATATTTTCATTTGTTTTCTTAATCATCCTCAGATTCTGAAGTACCTGACACCCATCCTTGTGGTCCCATATAACCTGTAGTAATTGGAGTTGTACCACCTAGCCAATCAAAACCTGAACCGAAATTCATACCTCCAAGATTAAAACCTTGTGAAAAGTCAATACCTAAATCTAATCCTGCTAAAGCAGCAGTTACCGGATCCTCCACTGTAACAATAGGTTCTTCCTCGAGTTCTGTTGTGATCGGGATTTGACCAAAAGTACTCGTGTCAAATAAGTTACCAAACCCGTGTGAAATGTCAATACCTAAATCTAATCCCTGTAAAGCAGTAGTTACTGGATCCTCCACTATAATTGGATCTGCGGTACCAGATACCCACCCGTCTGGTCCCATATAACCTGTAGTAAGTGGAGTTGTACCGGATAGGACATCCCACAAACCTGAACCAAAAGTCATAGCCGAGGAACTATAATCCCAGGGTTGGTCAGTCATTCGCTCTTCTAAATCCGCATATATTCCACCAAACATTTGTTGGTTAAGAACATCCATTGCACCTTCTCCTGCCTCAATTGCATCCAACAATTCTTGAGCCTGTACCGAGAATTGGGCTTCTTCTTGTGGAGTAAAACCAACTACCGGCATCTGTGTTTGTACTGCTTCCTCGATTTCAACTACAGGTACTTTATACCCTCTAGCTCTAAGCAATTCAGTTCTAGATATAATTTCAACTTTACATTTAGCACCACGCCCAGAATTAGCTGAATAACCCCAAGCAATACCTCTTCTTGCTATCTTCCATCTCCAAAAATCTGGATCGCGATTCAACATAAGTTCCCCAGGGCCCATATCTGCCATTCCATATGACGTATCCTCATCAATATTAGGATTATAGTTAGCAACTATAAAATACCACTCATTTAAATTAATTGGAACAAACGTTGAAGTCAATAATGATATAGAATCAGCTCCATTCTTACCGGCGTTCATATCATAATCATACCTAGGTAGATTTCCTTCATCTGGATTACGTTTCGCAATCATTCCCCAGCCTGTAGTAGAATCTCTCCAAGTATTATCTCCTTCTCTAACAACTAATCTAATAAATCTAGCAGCATCATTAGAATCAAAAATAGGATGATTGTTTGCAATACTAGGTAACATATCTTTTTTATTTAAAATATAAGTTTCTAAACTAAACCCATGCGGGTCTTCGTCTCTGAATGGATTTCCAAAATTAAATAATGTTCCACCACCTACTCTATCTAAAAATCTAGCCCACATGGTAATAGTAAATCCATTTGTTAACCACGCTGGGTTATCAGGATCATCACCAATTAATCCAATATCGCTACCTCTTTCATTTCTGATAATAACTGATTGATTAAAATTTCTAATTTTTAAATAGCCACTAGATTTTGATTCATATTCAGGTCTTTCATCTAGTTGGTCTGCAAGTGTTTCTTTTTGAACAAAGTAATTATTCTTAAGATCATTATACAACCATTCTAAACTCTTTGCTACATTTTCATCATCTTCATTTTGTTCAAGCCAAGTAATAAATTTATTTTCATCTTCTAATGAACCATATTGACCAGAAATATCATAAAGGCTAGAATATCCTTCTGCACCGGTTCTATCTATAGTATCAGTCAATCCGTCATTATCACTATCAAATATTACATTTTGATCTAACGCAGAAGGAGGCTTTAAAATATTATATTCTGAAAAAAAATTATTTATTTGTTGTTGTCTTGTTGTTATAGATGGTAGCAACTCATAAATATTTGTATCTAGCATTTGCTTTGCTTTTTTTGGATCTATAACTAATCGTTTTTTATCAAACGCTATAAATTGATTAAGACTATCAAATAAACTATCTGTAATTGGAATAACATTTCCACCAGATGGTGTTTTTATCAAAAATGAAAACGTAACACCGCCACCTATACCTGGATCAACATCACTTGTTAATGTTATATCTTTTAACTCCAATACAGTTTCATGTACAGTATCAGAAGGATACATAAATCTATATATAGTATTAACTAAATCAGTAATGCTTTCATTTGCTTTAATATTACTTTCATGCAATATAAGCTTTTCATCTTCATCCCTCCCAGGTTTTATAGATCCACCTCTAACTGTTTTTTGAAAATGCATTAAATCAACATCACCAAAATAAGCTGATATACTATTAAAATTTTGTATAAACAACTCTGATATTCTGTTTGCAATATCTTCTTTTGTTACTGGCATGTTTGTTCTTTCCTATGATCTAACGTTAAATTCGAACCCATCATCATAGAGTATTTCTTGACCATCTCTATATTTTATTCTATATACAATTTTATAAGCTCGATTTGGTTGAAAAGTATTCATCCATTGAATAAAATAATTGCTCGTTGAATCACAACTCATTGATGTGTAAGGACTAAACGGAACAGTTGTCTCTCCTGTTGCTAAGTCAACTATAGAATACGATCCGCTACCTTCAGGTATATATGACCCTGTTACTGTTTGAGCTGATGTAGAAAAAGTTTTTTGTATATAACGTTTTCTAGGCATTACTCTAAATTTAATTTTATCGTTTTCCTTGTAACTTTCTTTTAACCCTTTCATATATAAAGTATAGTCAACTTCTCCACTAGAAGTCATCTGTAATAAACTTCCGGTATTACTTCCAGTACACGGTTTATGATCATCCCATTTGACTTCAAGCTTAGGTGAATAAATTGTATTTGTTTGTTTAGAAAAGAATTTTAATTGACCGAACGTTGTATTGTCTGTTTCTTGACTACCGCTAAACCGTAAAAGAAATCCATAATTTTTATTTGTACCACCCAACCAATTATTTACAATATCAGTAACGTCCATATTTATATCAGGTGATTCATATGAGAATGATTGTGACACTTCATTTCCACTACCAGTAATAACAGTACCTCCTTTTTCATTTTGTCTCACACCACCACCAGCTTGACTCCAAGTAATCGCACTATTACCAGGATAATAATTTATATTATCCCAGCTAACTCCATTCGTTACTTTTGGATCATCACCAAACTTTCCAACGCCCTCTTCCCAAGATTCAGAAACTGGAAATGCTGCAAGTTTATACTCAGTTGTTAAGTCTTGTGTTCCTTCTGCCTCATATAACCTTAAATTAAATTTTGGATTCACAATATGTCCATTATGAATTGATTGTGAAACTTCTGTAAATTCAGATCCTGCAAATGAAACTAAAACTCTAGTTTGATAATCAAATGCTTTATTCCAAAAAGTTTTTTTTAGTTCTAAAATTTCATCTTGACCAACATTTTGATCTGTAAAAGATGTTCCATCAACATGGCTTGATCCACTTGAAATCCAAGCATCTTGTGTTGCGTAAATAAAATAGTGCATTAAAGTACCCTCCCCTTTACATTTAACTTAGGATATTTCAATTCAAATACTGCAGGTGTTGCTGGTGTTTTAATAATACCGCTCTCATGTGCAGACTCAAAATCAAAATAATATCCATATCCTGAAGTCCCGGTTTCTTGCCACCCTCCTTCTTGATTTTCTCCACCAGTAGGGTTCCATATTTTAAGCCATAGAGGTGGATCAAAAGCAGCTGCAATAGTTGGAACAGCTCGCCAGTTCGGTCCCTGTGTGGGACAAACATAACTAACTGATCGTACTCCATCTATACCCATTAATTCATATTCTAATTGACTAATATATACTGGTTGTTTAAATTGCATTTTATCAATATTAAAATAATCAATTATTTTTTGTGTACATTTAAATTTAACATCTTGCTTATTTGCATTTTTATGAGCAAATACTTCAAATAATACACCAAAATTAATAACATAGCCCGGTCTAAGTGTGACGTCATCAGTCAATAATCTAAATTCATTTAAATATTTTTTAAGATTTATTCCTATAGGATCAGTAGGTGTTTCTACTAAATTTTTATCGATATTATATGAAAGTGTGTAAGCATCAATTGTAGGTATTCCACCACCTTTTAAATCTAATAATATATCTAATATAGATTGGTTATATCCTTCTAAAGCAGTAAATGGTATAAATCCATCTTCATCTTGTTGTGCTTGTGCTTGTTGATATGCATCACCGACTTTAGTATTTAAGACTGTAAATATATTAGATCTAGCAACATATACTTTTGCTATATTACCAAACTTAGCTGACATATTCAAAATACGAGCTTCATAATCTCCTCTTGTTACACACCTATTTTGTGTTGTAAAAAAAGCAGCAGCGCGCTGTCTAACTTCATTAATTGATTCTTGTTCAGATCCTCCTCGTGCTGGTATATTATTTGTTACTGTTACATTGGCAGTACTTTTTGCATTTAGTGCACTTATAGAACTAATAGTAGTTAAATCACCCGTAGCTACATTTGCAGATATTCCCCCACCTATTCTATAAGTTACAGTTAATGTTGTGTGAGCAGGTGCTTGACCTAAAGTTGAATACTCATCACCTAACTGTGGATCGATCGATGAAAGTAAATTTTGATTAACGCCAGGAATATTGATCCCAAATTGTTCAGTTTGATCAAGTGTAGATTTCAAAGCTTGGCCAGATCTTAAAATTCCGTTTCCAAAAATAAGTGACATTGTATTATTATCGTTAGTTTCAACAATAAATCGCTTATCTGTTTTAATAAATTCTAAAGTATAAGGTGCCGGTAAAGATACAGTAGATGTATCTTGTATTTTAGAATAGGAAGTACTTCTACTTTCATCATCTGTATAATGTGTTTCAACAGGTATTCTATCTTGTGCTAAATAATCTACTTCATACCATTTATTATTATTGGAATCAGTAACACTAATTATTTCTACAACATTTGTTTCTGTTAATGTTAAAGTTAAATATTTTGTTGGTGCACTCACACTAAAAGTTTTATTTTTAGTTTCACCAGAAATAGCTTTTATATTTCTAGTCAACGTATATTCTGTTACTACTCCCTCACTGTCTGTTGATAATTGTATAGGTGCGGGATCACTAGAACCACTAGCAGTAAAATCAACAACATCCAATGTTTCAAAAATAGTATCAGAATCAATAGTTGATGTTACTTTCATTCCTTTATCAACCGTTACCGCTTGAGAATAATCTGGTTGAGGGTCATCACCTGATGTTGCATCAACAGTTTGCTTAACTGTAAGATCAACATATGCTGGAATAATAGGTTTAGTTTTATACCCTAACATTTTAGCTATATTATTTACATTACGTCTCTCTTCTGCCAATGGTAATAACATTTCACGATATTGTTGATCAATATAGAAAGATAAAACATCACCAACATAAGCTGACATTTCTAATAACATCATTCCTGGTGATGTTTCATTAAAGTCTTTATATGTATTAGGAAAATATGTTTTAGCATATTCAATAAGAGTATTCTTAATACTTCTAAAATCTTTATTTATATAATTAATATTTGTTTCTTTAAAGTCTTTACTACTATAAGGCATCCTTAATCTCCTATTTCCACTTGAACAGATTCTAATGTATTTGGATCTCGTATTATATTAAAAGCAACATAGATAGATAACTTATTTTTTCCAATAGGATCATTTCCAATCATTTCAACTTCTAATTCTTTTATCTCAACAAAAGGTAACCAAAGATTAAATGCATCAACAATTTCATTTTCAATTGCGATCCTTGTATCAGGTGTAAATTGCTCAAATAAAAACTTCTGCAATCCAATTCCTATTGTTGGCTGAAATAATCGTTCTCCTGGATAAGTACTTAGTAACATTCTAACATTATTTTTAACTGCTTTAATAGTAGTATCAGTTGATGCAAACCATCCTTGACTGCCATCCGATCTATGAAACGGATAATCAATACCAATAAACACATTAGTATCTCTATCTTCAATAAAAGGTTTTTTTGTTGTATCTCTAAACGCCATTATTANATTCCTTTTGTANTATCNGGATCTAATTCAACAATACCATATCTATTAAACTTNTCTGTTTTTTTACTTCCNTTTACCTGNCTTGCTGGTCTTCCTANTACTGCCTTTCCCTNAGCAACAACTTGAACATCNCCTNNTAATGTTNTAGGATTTAAAGTTGCTANACCCATAANNGGTGCAGGTACACCTGCGGGGGTCACATATGTTAAGGCTGCGGTGTTAATANGAAGTGGNTGTAAAAATTGAAGCTTAGTAATTTTAATATCAGCATCTAAACTCGTAATATTAAATTTTTTATTTTTAATATAATTATCTATAGCTGTAGATATACCTTCAGCAAGTTTATCTACATTACCTTCACTTCCCTCTCCATACTCTTCAGCACCAGAAGATTGTAAAAAGACCTTTTTTAAATCACTTTTAAGCCCCATTAAGGTCTTCCAGTTTTTTCATTAATTTTTGTCATAACTTCAGAATAATCTCGATTTAAAGCTTTTGAAAGATAATCTGGAACAGTATTAGGATCTACATCCATTGATGCTACCATATCTGGATTAGTATTACCGTTTGGTTGATTCATTAAATTACTGTAAGAATCTTGCATTACTTCATTCATTCTATCTGTAGTATATGTTCCGTCACCCAACGTTTCCCATTCAGTAGAATTAGCTGTTTCATTTAACATTTCATTAAGAACTGAATTTTTAGTATACTTAGCTTTTTTTATTGGTTCTGTTGACTTCTGCACTTTCTGTTTTTTAGAATTAACAGTAGGCTCTCTCATCTCCTTAATAACATATTTAATAGCCAATGCTACTTCTTCTTTAACTATGTTTCTTATTATTGTTTTTAGTTCTGTTTTTTTCATAATTGTCTCCTATAACTATTTTAATCAACGGATTATAACCAATCTTCATCGGTAACATCTTTAATTCCTATTTCACCCTCTCTATACGCATCTCTAGCGAGAGCTAACTTATTCAAATCATATCCATCTACAGCTGCACCTGCCATACCTACACTCCAACGCTTTCCTAACGCATATTTATTAATTATCTGCTGTACTTCAGCTTCATTGTTTACTGTACGTGCAGACTTTTGCGCGGTAGGGGCTGGTTTTTCAGCTTGAGATTTTTTATGTGTTGCTTTATATTCTTTATCTTCACTTTCAATAAAATGTTTAGTACTAATAAAAGAATTTGTATCCTTAGTTAAAGCTGTTTTTATTTTTTGGAGCTCTAATTTTAAAGTTCCTGGAGTACCCATTTGAAACCCCAAAGGTATTGGTGCTGTTTGACAGTGACCATTCATTTCTATTAAAATATCAACCAAGTGTTCTAAAAGTGCACGTAAATTTTCCCCTAATAAAAGTCCTTGACCTTTATCTTCTTCTTTTTCAGTCTTAGCCTGCTTTCCTAAATAAATATTAGATACATCAAATATTGAGTCTTTATTAGCTGAAAAAGTTATTGATTTTCCTGCACCTATATGAGTGTTTTGTAATGCAGATAAAAACAAACTATCAGATCTTGCATTAATAGTTATTCTATCTGAACTTTGTAATTGTTGTGGTAGTTCATATTCATATATAAGTTTAGTTGCATCTTCATCCCCATTAACCATAGACACTAAACTACCCATGGGTCGTTTAGAATCTTCTACTGTGTCTGATGCAATTACAAATGGCTTGAATTTATATTGATCTCCTTCAAGAACTATATCTTGTATAAAATGAGAATGAATTGTACCAGTTTCAAGCATAGCAAATATACTACCATCTAATGTACTTTCCATAGCTCTATCTAATGGTCTACCATTAGAAATAAAAATATAAGGGTTAACATCACGACTACCAATTCTTATACTATTTCCATGACGTCCTTCTAATATCATGTCACCATGAACTTCACCTTTTTCTCCAGTCTCATTTGCAACAATATTTTTATCTTCTCTCGGATCATCTAAACTTGAAATATGATATTTTTGCATTCGTGGTAAAGCAGATATTCTCATAAAATCTCTTGATAATCCAATTACATCTCTAGTATTTCCTGATGGTGATTTACTTAATGTGTCTGAAAATGTTTTAATAAACCCATCTTTATCAAAGTCAATAACTTGATTATTTTGACGTCTAAATCCACGTCTAAGATTAACATGATCAACATTATAATTTGGACTATTTTGAGTATTAAGTGGTCCTAAATAATATCCCACTTCATCAAACGAACATAACAACACAGGATCTCCTATAGTAGGTACATCAACTATTCCTCTCAATAAAGGATAATACCTATTTTTTTCATCATCTAACCCTGGTGTATAGAACTCAGTTCCATAATGTGGTTTTGCTAGTATACTATTTATATTTCTTAAATTGTCTGCAAACGTTCCAGTCTCTTCGCTTGTAACAACCGCAGTTACTACTCCAGGTGTAAACTGTAGGAAGTGTGGTTGTGGTCTAGAATCTCCAAATAAAGATTTCCTATCTGACTTAATTTTATCAACTGATTCAAAAAGTGAGCTCATATTACCCCTCAGTAAATGTTTTACTTATTTGTGTAACTTTATTTAACCTATCATTTTTTCGTTCTACTTCACTTATAGTTTCTTGTAGTGTTTGCATAAGTTCTTCTTTTTCATTTTCTGTTAGTCCATAACTATCTTCATCAGATCCATCTTTAGACCTAGTAATAATTCTTTGCAAGACACTTGCCAATTTAACAAGATGTTCATCATTTTTAACAGACACTTCATATATTTCTTTAACTATGGGTGATATTATAACAGCATCATCAATGCTTCGAATAAATCCATGTATTTCCTGTATAAGTAGATCTAACTGTAGTTTTTTATTTTTTGAATTTTCATAAATATCTTTTGTAAGGTCTTCAAAAGTTTTACCTTCAAAAATTTCTAATGTATCTTTCATATTATTTTACCTAATTATAGATTGAAACTAACAGACATTCTCACATATAAATATAAATTTACCAAAAAATATAAATGATAATAAAAAAGCGACCAAAGGTCGCTTTTTTCATTAAGTTAATTATGTGATATAAATATTATAAAATTTAAATTTTTACCTTTTATTAAAATTATATAAATCACCAGATGCATTAAACTCTCGTAATAAAACACTATAATGAGTCTTCATTACATTAAGTACTTTTGTTATATAAGCGGTATTAACACCAGCCATTTCTCTAATTAAAATATATAAACTTTTCTTATTAAAATTATCAATTTCTTCACGTCTTTTCAATAATTCAATAATTGAATATGCTATATCAATATCTCGTTTTTTCTTAAAAATATTTGGAATTCTATTTTCAAAATATTCAACCATTTGATCCATAAATTCACTCGAAAAATCTTCTGTTTTATTATAATATGGATTTTTTGACAATTCTTTAACTGTTTTTGTAGCATCTAAATTCTTATGTATTTTTAATTTTTTATAATTCGAGTTATTAACTAATATTAAATAATTTTTAGCTACAACTGAAAAATAACTAAATGCTTTAAACCCTTTAGATTGATCATACTTATGAAGATTTAGTAAGAGAAAAGATAGAACTTCTTGTTTAACATCATCAAACCCACAATCAAAATATGAAAACTTAAATGTATTAATTATATTTTCACATAACTTATCTAAAGCATAAGCTATTTTATCTTCATATAATTTATTTCTTATAAGTGGATTAGTTTCATGATTATATTCAACAATTGCATCTTCAACCTCCTGATCAAAATAAATTTTATTCTTTCTCTTCCTACCCACTTTGAGCCTCCTTTTCTTCAAAAATGTTATTTAATAATAATTGTATATCTTTTAATTGTTTAAAGAAAAATGCAGTTTCATCATCTGATTCATAATGACCGTCTGCATCAACTTTTTTCATTTGTTCAGTTGCATATTCAATTACTTGTTGAAATTGAATAATAAACTCTTCATATGTATTTATTCGCTTTAAAGCTAAGATTAATAAGTACCCTATAAATATAAATGTACATATTAAACTTATTAAAAGTATTTCTATAACCATTTGACCCTCTTAAGATGCATCACTAAATAACTCATTAAACTTATTTTTTAATTCTTTAATATTATCTGGTACAGTAGAATCATCTTTTATTGATTTTTCAAATTCTTGTTTTATATCTTCATCTACTTCTAATGATTGTTGGTAATGTTGTTTTTCAGCAACAGTACTCATCCAGTCAGCAAAATGAACTATATAATGTAAAATATTTCTAGTATCTGGTTGTCTAAAAAGACGATCATTTCCAGGTTCAAACAACCCATCACTTAATTTTATTGCTTTCCAAACTTCGGGTTTTAACTCAATATTAAAATATTGTAACAACCATAACGACCTATCAGTCACACTCATAGGTTCAAGCTTATTATTAAATGTATACCATTCTCTTAATTTATTTCTTCGCCATTCATCTGTTTGAATTATATAATATGGATTATCTAAATCACCAATTTTTCCTAAATCATGAAACATAGCTGCTAAAATGACTTCTTGTTTTGATGCAGTAACTTTAACATCCATAGATTTAAATTGCTCATATATATCTAATGCTGTTTGTACAACTCTAACAGAATGATCTAATAATCCGCCTAAAAAACAATTATGATATTGTGGTCTACTCGATGCTGGGGCATCTATCATTCTATCTTCAAAATGATCAAATAGCTTCTTTATATTTTCTTTTTGTTGACCTTCAAAGTTATTATCAACAAATTCCATTAAAGTGGTCCACCTCAATAAAATTTGCTCTGATGTTAAGCTCATATAACCTCCATTATTTAAATTAAGTCTCACCGGGTAATTAAACCCGGTGAGACATTATACTACTTGCTTGCTACGTGTTCACCCACGTTACCAGCTGCGTATATTCCAAAGACCCATTTCATAAATTCGGCCCAACCTGCAAAATCTGTTTTCCCTAAAAAGAGAGCACCGCATGCAGATAAGAATAATACAACTGCGCAGACAAGTTTTCTGCTTTTGAGATCCATAATCATTATCTCCTATTTTATTCCCAAAAACTAACTAAAACTGCAAATGTTAAGAAACCGACAAACCCAGCATTAAGAAGCTGGTCAATTAATCCAATAATATTAGCAACTATGTCGACTCCAAAAACACCAGCGCCAAAAATTATTTCGCTGAATATTCCTAGAACAACAACACTTGAAAGCACGCTAGTTATTCCACCAACTGCTTCTGTTATAGTTGCCATTAGATTTTTGGTATTCATTGTATTTCTCCTAGTTATTATTGATTACGTAACGTGTAACCAGCAAATAACCGTTTCAAGTTTAAGTTTAGTTTTCTCCATAATTATTGTATCCTTGTATTAATCCAAGGAAATTTAAAAATATTTGCATTAGTAAATTTATACGGTTTAACATCTGTAGATTCTAATATATCTACAACATTTACCCATTTAGCACTCATTGTATCTCTAACTTGATAAACCCCATCTTTGTAATCTGTACCCTTTAATAATATAAAATCACCATAATCAAATGGTCCTCCCCACCTTTTCAATAAATTCCTAGACAGGGCAACATATTTATATCTTGATGCTTGTGTCATATCAAACTTAGTACCATCAGCAGTAATATCTGGTGTACGATCTGTTTGAGGATAAATAGGTTGATACATAGTTACATCAACCTCAATACCATATTCATAAAATGTTTTAAGTTCCTCTTCAAGTTCTCTATTTTGGACTGATAAATAATTTAGTAAATCATTGTAATGTAACTTTAATATAGTACTATTTTGTTCCATAAATTGTACAGCAATAAAACCATTAAATATTGTAGTAATCACTGCTGATATTATATACTTATTTAAATTCATAATAGTACGCTCCCATATTATTACAGTTAAATTTAAATAGTTGTAGATTAAAATAGAACCTCTTTTGTATGATTATATTTTTATTCATAATCTCTGTTGTTGTGGACCTGCGGGGAATCGAACCCCGGTCCAGTTTGTCTTTTTCAAAAAGTCATTCACAACTTAGTTGATTTCCATTAGTAGAAAACAACAAACAACTATGTGGATTTCTTTTGCTCAGAACATATCCCTTAACTGTTTGTCTCTTTTATACTCTGACAGCGAGTTGTGTTTAACTTATTTTATGCTCGGGTGTTAAACAACCCAAGGACTTATGCGTATGCGTAAGTCGGTTCGTAATTCGAAATAGGCTCAACGAA